CCACCAGAAAATACCGTTGCAGCTATAGCAGCGTTTGTAGCTACTGTATCTACAGTAGCACTGAGACTGCCAGTTGTTTCTACACTACCTGCAGTAGTAATTACACCAGTAGAACTAATTTGTAGTCTTGAAACTCCTGCAGTAGCAAAATTAAGAGTGTCCGCTCCTGAGAAATACATACCTGTGTTTTCATCGCCATAGTTAGAATAAGCAGGGGTGCTAGCACTGCCGTCTGCCGATCTAACTAAATTTGTTCTAAAATTAGCAACAGAGGCAATAGAAATTGCTGTATTAGTAGGAGGATCATTATTAAGTGCGGATATAAAGTAATCTTCGCTTTCGTCAAATCCAATAAATAAATTACCAGAAGACCCTCTATTGATTAATAGGCCTGCGTCAAGAGAGGGAGACCCTGTAAAGTTATTAGCTAGGAAGATGATTCTATCATCTGTAAAAGAATCTTGAACAGCGAGATTAGCGTAGGAACCAGCGACAGTTAAGTTACCTAAAATTGTTAAATCATCATTCATAGTAACAGCGTCAGTAAATGCCGTTGATCCGTCTGTTATATTACTGATAGCTGTATTAGCCCCGTCAATACCGCCTTTAGCGGTTAAATAAGTAGCATGATCATTAGCTCTTAGTCCTACTCCCGCAGAGCTAACAGACGTAGCGGTCAGAGCCCCAGTATTAGCGGTTCCAAATACATCAAGAGTAAAACTGGTAGTTAGAGAAGGATTATTGATAATAATTTGAGGAGTAGCACCGTAGTTAATAGTAATATTAGCAGGAGTTCCAAATACCATGTTACTAACACCAGGATCGGTGTTACTTAAACCTAGTGATCTGTTATTTTTATCTAAATGGAAAATACCAGCGCCCAACTCAACGTTATCAGTACTATTTGTGAAAGAATCAACGTTACTACGCTCTGAAGAAGCACCTAACTGTAAAAGTATTACGTTACCTTCTTCAGATGCTAAACGAGTATTAGAACCATCTAGCCCAGTTACAAGATTTGTTATAGAAGTATTAGCCCCTACAATCCCTCCTCTAGCGGTAAGATAAGTAGCAAAATCATTAGCCTGAAAAGCAAGCGTAATCGGTCCCGCAGTAGCAACATTTGCTGCTAGCTTATCTGCAGTAATAGATTCAGTAGAATAGTGTCTTGTTTCTAACGAATTATCAGCAATTAAATCTGCTATTAAAGTGTTAGAAGCTATTACTTGACTGGTTATTTGTGTAAGGGCCATTACTTATAACTCCTATTAGTTATTTTTCCTCTTCTTCTAATTCTTTAAAGAAGTCCGCTAAGAAATCTTTTTGCTCTACTGGGTCATCTTCTTCTTCAAAAAATTCTTTTATAAATTCATCAATCTGATCGTCAATAGAAGGCGGTCTTAATAAATCATCAAATTCTAGGTTTGTACAAGCTCTGATAATTAAGTTTTTGATAAAGTCAACTTGTTCTTCAGATAATCTACCTTCTGTACCATCTAAAGATTTCCACTCTGAAAAATCATCTTGTAAATAAATAGAATATACATCTCCTTCTAACATTTCCGCTAGTTCGGGAACTAACTCTACAAATGCCTCATAAGGAAAAGTCCTTTCAACCGCAGGAACTTTTTTTCCATCTTCTGGATTTCTGCTATAACAATAGACTATTTTTCCGTCTATGTCAAGAGCATTAAATTTAATATTGAACATTGCTGTCTCCTTTTTAGGTTTTAATTATATACATCATAGAAATTCCAGGATATTCTACACTAAAACTATGAGTGTGTGTTGGATGGGCTGCTACTGCTGTAACTACGTCTACTGTAGCTGCTACGTCTTTATCACTTGTAGAATTAACGCTAGTAGTAGTTAAAGTATGAGAGGCAGACCCTCCAGCGCCCGTAGTACCACTTTTTGTAATCCCAGATGATGCAGCGGTAGAAGAGACGCCTCTGGTAATAGCAGTTGAAGTTCCATAGATAGCTCTACCTCTAACATCTGGAATATTGAAAGTAGTAGAGCCATTCCCTGGGCCAAAAGCAGTACCTGCAATAGCAAACAATGTAGCATATGTTGTTCTACTTATTGCTGCGCCATTACATTCTAACCAGCCATCTGGGGCTGAAGAACCTGCCCAAGCTACTACTATGCCTGCTGGTATAAGAACAGCAGCTGTTTCAGAAGTGCTACCAAATATCTCACTTTGCATTACCAAGTTCGCACGAATTGGAGCAAGAGCATTAGCTGTAGTATATACCCCAAGTCCTCTTGTAGTAGGAGTATTACCCGGTATCTGTTTTAATGTGTTAAGTTTTCCATCAGCGGAGTTATTAAAACCAATAGCTAAGTCAAGACTAGTGGTTGATGTTACCTCTAGACCCGCTGTAGTGGCTGTAGTTTGATTATTAGCTAAAGAATTAATAACAAATCTTGGTGTTAGCGTTCTAACAGAAGGAGCGTTCATAGTAGGTGCCAGTTTTGCGCCAGTTATAGCCCCATCTTGTATAATAGATGTTGAGATAGAACCTGGAAAAGGGGTTCCGACATCTATAAAGTCAGTATTAAAAGTGCCAGAAGTAGCAACTCGTAGGTACATTCTATTATTAGACGAACCCGCAGTATCTTTAACTACAACAAAAGCCTCTCCAACATCAAAGTCACTAATATTAGTTGCGGCAGCGGCTAAACTACCCTGCTGTCTCCAAGCAATACCATAACGAGTCCAAAATCCTCCTTGCGGATTATTTGTTCTGCCTGATCCTGGTGTGACATTTGTGTCATGAATATATAGAACTCCAGTTGTGGAATCACGGTACAAAGCCCCGTCGTACCCAGTAGCAGAAAGAGATGCGCCTTCTTGGACAAAGTTATCAGCATCAGGAGTGGCAGGGCTGTAAAAATTTTGTAAAACAGCTCTTAGTGAGCTATTAAACTGTGAACGAGAAATTGCCACCGCAATAGACTGCGATGGTAAAACATATGTATTAGAATCTGATAATGCCATTTTTTATACTCCTGTGACTGCAAAATCTACGACTGTGGAAGTGGCCCCTACATTATGAGAGGAAACTCCATTCGCAAAATAAACTGAAATGTTAGCTCCTGTTAACCCTCTATCAAGAACGATTATTTGTGGCTGAGCTAGAGGGTGGTTATTTGAACTCTGAATTACTGTAGTTCCTGTTACTTTAGGAACCTGCTTATATTCCATAAGTTGATAATCAACAAATACTATTTCATTATCCATCGCAACTGTGTCGCTATAGGGTCTATCATCTAGTGCAACTCTATACCTAAATTTGTCTAGGATAAATTCGACTTCTGCTGGATTAGAGTTTGTTACTTGATATTTAAACTGTAAATATCTAAATGATCTTGCTCCAACAACATAGTTTTGAAAGCCGTCCCCACCGCTAGCACTAAATACTGTAGTATTAACATTCTGAGTGTTAATACCCCCATTAAAGGGGTCGTTAGTAGAAGTTCTAAACTGAAGATTTGCAATAGCAATGCCTGGGGTTCCAAAGAAGGTAGTGCTTGGTAATAAATCTTGATATTGTCTTAAGTTTACCAGTTTATATGAGGTCCCTGCAAGCTCTAAATTTGAATAACCATTACTTGAGCTTAATTGACCGTTAGCAAAGTAAGTAGCACCCAGAACAACAGTATTAGCATTAGAAGTTCCTGCAATAGCAGAAACAACATTAGCGTTAGAGTAATCTCCTAAATCAAACACTCCACCGCTAGTGAAAGTATTAAAGGATGTTGTGTTATACGCACTGGTACCCGCAATATCTGTATACAACTCAAAAGTAGTAGAGGTTACAACCTTACCGTATAGCTCTTTTCCCTCTACATCAGTCATGCCACCAATATCATGTAAGATCATACGAGTAGTACCAGCGGCAGGTAAGTTATGATCGCTACTAGTAGTTACTACTCCGGGGCTAGCGGTAGTAATTCCTGATATCTCTCTAACATTCCCAGAAAAGTTTCCGGCGGTAATAAGGGCAAAGACGTTAGCAGGGCCTCCAGACTGGTCTCCGCTAACCAGAGTTCCATTATTAGTATCAAAAGTAACTGCAGCGGCTCCTGTATTAGACACCCCTAATATATTTCCAAGACCAAGAGTTCCAGAGAAGTTTACATCTCTTAAGCTACCCGAAGGGGCAGTTTCTGTAATTCCTGTATCGCCAATTTGTTCGGCAAAGTCTACCCACGTTGATTTTAAAGATTGTTGCCCTAAAATATCAATTAAAATTGAGCCAGTTACTACAGACCCAAGATCTCTAATTTGTGTAAAGTAGGTAGCGTTAGAAGTAGCCCTAACATCTGTAGGGGACCCTGCAATCACACTCCAACCATTGGAGCTGCCATTAGCATTATCTACAATACTAGAGTCGAAATCACTATCTGCCTTAGAGAAGTAAAGACCTCCTGTATTAGAGTCATAAAAAGATGCAAAGTTATTTTCCCCTGTGTTTTCATTTGTTATTCCGACAACTACAGGAGTGCCAGGGGCGTCTTCGTTATATGCTTTAAATGTATTAGTAAATGTCTGAGCTATAGAAGTAAAGGCTGCGGTAACAACATTTGTACTTTCGTTACCAGAAGTATCAAGAGTTCTAACTAAATAAGTGTACTGCCCAAATACTTCAATATCAACAACTACTCGGTTAGTTCTAGCATCCACAGTAGATACAGGTTCTGATCTAGCCCATCTTTCTAATAGTTCTGTCTGAGAAAGAGAAGAAACATCTCCAGATATCTTTCTAATTTGAACAGTGGACAAATCAATATCAACGTTGTCACCGTTAGCTTTTGTAGCGTATCTCCAAATGAGAACTAATGATTCTCCGCTTTGTCCTACCGCAAAATCTAGCACGTTTTGTGGAGGGGCAGTTTTGCCGATGATAGACTGTCTTTTAGAGACAGTAGAGCCTCTAATACTCTTGTTAAGAGGAGTTACTCTAACTATAATATTATTAGCAGAACTTTGAAGCCCTCTTTCTAGGTTATCAATAGTAAATCTAATTTTACCATCAGAAGCTACTCCAACTGCGGGAACCTTAACAGTATTAAAGGAAGTTATCTCTCCGGTTGCTTGACCAGTTACTTTATAAGAAATTTCATAGTCAGTAACATCTTGCCCTGTAATATGATTAAAAGATACAGTACCTCTTACTGCAACTCCAAAAGTAGTATCTAGGTATAACTCTTCTGTGATAGTAAGATTAGTAACTCCTTGAATTGGAGGAGTATTAACTTGAACTACTTTAGTAGAGAAAGGACTTCTTCTTCCATACCTATTAACATTTCTAGCCTTAAATACGTGGGCTCCTGGCTCTGCTCTTCTAACAAGACGAGTCGTTGAATCTCCAAAAGATAGTCCATCAAAAGAGGAAGAGGGAACAGTAAGCTCATATATAGAGGTATTGGCTAAGGCTAAATTACTATGGAAAAGGGTTGTATCATAATCCATAGTAAAGGTATTTAATGTAGAATTTACATTACCTACAATCCCAACTGGATCAGGGGTTACGTTGATAGCGCTAACTATGGCTACGTTTGCTTTAATATTATCATCTAAAGTAACTCTAAAAATACCATTTGCAGTTAGCCAAGCATTGTAAGAAGGAGCAGTTGGATCATATGTAGAATCTGTTATTCCATAAATGTTAGAGGCATTCCACGAAATATTGTCACCAATCTCAATAGCAGGGACAGTATAAACATTAGCACTAACTCTAACGTCTACATTAGCGTCGGTAGAAGGAATAGTACTTAGGGTAATATCTACTTGAGAGTTAGCTTTTCCGTCTAGTCCTTGTTGCAGAGTGTAGTTTTCTGCTTTGATTCCATTTATAAAAACGTCTACTAACGCAGAATGCCTTAAAGAGACGCCTAAAGGCTGTCTAAAAGTATGCGTATTTACTACATTAGTAGTTGTAGCAGTGTTAGTAAAATTAAATACTTTTTGTGTACCAGTTAGATAAATAGAGTTATTAGCAAAATATCTATGGTCAATGACTTGAGGAACTTGAATATAAAAAGGTGGATCAGGCAAAAGACTGGATAGGGTTAAGGAACCAGAGTGATCATTTCTAATTTTTAATGCGCTATTAGAAAGGTCTAGGCTTGTTACGTTAGCACTATAATTAACTACTCTAGTATCAGACCCAACAAAGCCTAGTAGTCCCGCAGCATCCCCTGTTCCTCCCTGAACTTTCTGGTTCAAAGGAATAGTTACTCTATCGGTCCCTTTTAGGTTTCCAAAATCAAAAGTCTCGCCATCATTAACCTCAAGAACATGAATATCAGATCCAAAGTTTTTATCTATAATGCCAGAGAATCCTGTTGCTAGCAGTCTAATAAAGCCATTAGCCTCAGCGGGGTTAGTTTCATCAACGTCTATAACAGCCACATCAGTAACTAGAACCTTAGTGGTAGCTAGTTGAGTTTTGAAGCCGTTTTTACCGAACATAGTAACCCCTTGTCCAGCTTCAAGGCCCCCAACATTACTAATAGCCATAGTCTGAACACCGGTAGTTATTCCCGCATTAGCAGATTTCAAAGTACTTAATCGTAAAGGTCTAGCATGAAAAAATTCTGTTTTTACTTCACTTGAGTATCCTGCTAAATCATTAAAAATAGTTAATTCGATATCAGTATATAAAGAACCGTCTAAGCTTCTTTTTAATATAGGAACAGCGTCAAAACTAGGAGCAGGAGGTGGTAACAGTGGGTTAAATAAATCACTATAAAATAGAGGATCATAGTTAATAATAGTATCAGAATCTACATAAACATTAGCAATATACTCTTTTGCCTCTAGCTCTACAACCTCTTCGTTGTCACGGCTTACTCGTTGAATTTTAAATAATTTATCATTTAAAGAAGTATAAATATTGTTAGGATCTTGAATAGTCCCTAAAGACCATAAGTCATAGCGCTGGGGTAGTCGAGAGGAACTCCACGCTCCTCCAAATCCTATAAAATTCTTTTGGCCATGATTGTATACAAAATCTGCTTTAACACGTATAAAATCAGCCCCAACATACGTATTACCAGTTTGAGTAATTGTATAATCTGTATTACTTAATATATAAGTATCTAATAATCCAGATCTAGTACTAGCTACTCTAAGAGCTAAGGGCTGAGTATTTTGAGTAAAGAAAGAAGTAGGAATACTTGGGCTGCCAACATGCTCTAGGTAAATAGAAGAATTTGCGATGTCATTTACAGAATCTTGAGCAACAATACCACTAAAGCCCCAAGCAACCGATGCGGCTTTTTGTGCAACAGAGATTAAATCTCCTGGTCTTAGTTCTGCAGCTTCAATACCAGTTTTAAATGTAACACTTCTTCGAGAAAATTTTGCTTCAGCAATAAGATATTGGGCCATTCTGATAGCTTGGCTCTTTCGGGTAACCCCTTCTAAATCTACTTGTGCTACATTTTCAATATTATTTCTTTCACTTAATGCCTTAGAATCATCAACTCTTAGCACATCTTTACGGTAATGGTTAGTGGCATCATAGTAGGTAATATCAACACCAGTTAAAAGTTCTTCTTCACCTATACCGCTAATTGACATACTGTTTTCCATAATATTAGCTTCAGTAAATAGAGCAACAGGCATTTCATCAGGACGATCTTGATAGAAAGATATTTTACCACCAGTATAGTAAAGCAGTCCTCTACTAGTTAAAGACAGTATGTTAATTAAATCAATAATTTGTTTATGATCAATTATTTGAACATCTAAAATAAATCTTCTTTCTTTTACCGCAGTTCCAACATCTAAACCTATTAATGTTTCTTCAACACGAGTTTTAGTGCCTCTAGGCTTATATCTAAAAGTTCCGTCAGCGTTAGCATCAACACCATAGAACGCTCCAGAAGTAACGTCACAAGCGTCGCTATATACAGCGGCATCATAAAAAGAAAATTTATCAATATTACCTTCTGGAATACCAAGTCCATAAGTTTGGTTTGTAAGTAAATCATAAATAATCCAAGAAGGATTTTGTGTCCAAGCGTACACAAACTGACCATCCCATAGACCATCATAAATAACAGGATTTGTGTCAGTTTTAACTGTAGAGCCTGTTTTTTGTAATCTATAACCAAAGTCTGCTCTATCAGAAGCAGAAACTTCTACTTCTCGCCAATCTACATCACCATTATCCAAAATCGGTTGATTATAGTTAGAAGGAACTTTTACTAATAAACCTTTTACTAACTGAGTAATAGCGGGAAGAGCGCCATTATGCTCTGCGAAAGCCTTTAGAGCAAATCCGACAGTTGCTGTACGAGTATAAGCAATGTCCTCCTCTATAATTTCTGTCCAACCATGTAAAGAAAATATTTCTTGAATTTTAGAACTAGCATTATCAGGAGAAGTTTTTTCTACTGTAAATTTATAACCAGACGCACTAACCTCAGAAGGAGGAATAGCTACATATAAATCAAAAGCATAATCAGTGTTAGTTTTTCCAGAAATAGTTCTGGTTTGTGTAGCCAGTATATTGATTCCTGTTCTATCAAAGATAGTAACTTTAACACCTAAAGACCCTCCAATAACATCTCCCCCATCAGTCTGTTCTTGAAGACCTCCAATAACAAAGTAAAATTTAATTGCAGTGAGAGGGTTTACGGAAGTATCTTGTAAATCTACAGCTTGTCTAGGAACTCCGCTCACGTTACCTAACTTAAGTTCTACAGGGGCGCTTAGTCTTTGGGGAATAAAGGTAAAATCACCAAAGACTGGAAGTCTTTGTTGTTGTAGCGTACCAGTATTATAGAGAGTAAAAAATTTCTCTTTATCAATTTTTCCTTCAACTAGAAGGTCTTCAACATTACCCTCATTAAGTTCAAAGTCTTGAGGCCCGTTTGGATTAATACGATAGACAGGGCCTTCTCCAACCCCTATTGTTAAAAATAAAATATCAGTAGAGAACAAAGAGTTAGGGTCTTCAACACCTCCTCCACCTCCGCCCCCGCCTTTGCCTCCGCCGCCACCATTATGAACCTTAATACCGTCAGCAATATAAGAATGGAAATGAGAGACTTTAAAGTTATAAACTGCATCTTCTCGTAAATAATCAATAGATTTAATTTTAGAAGACTTGCCTTCACGAGTTAAGATATTATCACCAATAGAAAAATCACCTAATTCTTGATAGGTTCCGTCTTCTTTTAATACCCAATGATTTTTTGTTATGTGTAAAGTTCCATAATCATGAATAACTTTATAAATTTGATCTTTTGGATGATAAAAAGTCTCAGTGACATAAGATAAAGATAACCGACCATACTCATCGTATGCCCATACTTTATCGCCTACTTCTAATTCAGAAATAGGTAATTGAGAAAACTCAGTATCAATTAACGTTTCTTCAGCAAAGCAGCCACCACCGCCACCTCCGTGGATATAAGGAACAGCTGTATCATCAATATAAACGACCGACATTTATTAACCTGTCCTTGTAAATTCGTCTAAATCTTTTGTAAACAGATCATTTACGAATATTGTATCATTTTTTCCGTGAGTTATAGTCTCAATATGACCGCTCAGCATCTGACCGCCTACACGAGTCATACCATAAATTAATGGAATAGAAGTATTTGGGTTTGTTGTATTTTCTATAGAATCAAATAAATCGTTATTTCTTCTAGCCTCCGCAGACGTTCCAGACGATTGTTTATTAAAACTAGGGGTTGGCGATAGTGCTTGAATCAGTCCTCCGATAGCCATTGAAATACCGGCTTTAATTAAGAACCCGCCAAGCGGTGTACCGCCTAACGCAACTCCTGCGGCTATTAGTGCAATACCAAGAATAATTTGTCCAAAACCTCTACCACCTTCACCAGCTATTGTAGGAACTAAAGTAAACTCTTCACTTTTAACTCTATCAAGATAATATTCTTGTTTAGTTAGTATCTTACCTTCAGCGCTAATTAAACACATATTTTCTTTAACACTGCCTCTTATAATTTGTCTTATATACCTTCTCATTTTAGGAAATAGTACAGGCAACGCTTCTCTTATACAAGAGAGCGAAGTGACATCAAAAGTATGTTCTTTAACTCCTCCAGTCATGTCATAAAATGCTGGATGAAATTTTAAAGTAATTAACATATTAAACTTTCCTCACTAAAGGCCTTAATTCTTAATGATTTAATTTCTTCGTCTAACCAGTATTCATAAAATACATTACTAGGACTCCCCATAATAAATTTATATTGTTTAAATATTGTAGAGTCTGCGTCTTTATTACTTGGTATCTCACTATGCTCAGATGTATGACTATGAAAAATACCCCAGCAGCTATCTGCATATTTTAACAGAGCTTTGGGGTCTAAAATAAAACTATCTTTTGGATAAGGGCTAAGATTATCACAAGGAATATACTCAAAATCTTTCGTAATAATACCGCAACATTCTTCAGACGGAGTCAATTCCATGTGATCTTTGAAACTTTGTATTAGTTTTTCATACCGATCCATCGGTGAACCCCCATCGTATATTGTTTATAATACTTACCGTAAACTGCTACATGTGATGTGCTATTTTGTAAAGTATGTAAAATTTTATTATTCCCTAAGTACATTGCACAGTGATTAGTTACATTAGTACTACCGATACTCATAGTAATTACATCATAGAGTTCTGGAGAGTGCACCTTTTGCCAACCATACTCTTTAGTACCAGCTATTTCAAAAACTCTGTCATTAGTCTTAGTATACCAATTTTCATCTACAATATTACAAAAATCTAAAGTTGTATAAGGTATTTCTATATTCAGTTTATCTTTGTATATTTGCGCTACTAAGTTAAAACAGTCTATTCCTGTTTCTAAATTATTACCTAAATGCTTGTATGGTATGTTTAAGTATTTGTTAAGCCATTCCATCTCCATGTACTATGTATCTGCCCTCTCCAATAATCATTTAAAACATCTATTTTACTAGTTCTTAACTCTTCTAAATGTATAAAGCGATTATTGCTTATGTACAACCCAAAATGAGTTGGAATTAATCTTCCTGATTTAAATAGTATTACATCATATTCTTGTAACTCTGTCAAGTTAACTTTTTTAGCAACTGTAGATGCCCAGTTAATTATAGAATCAAAACTAACTCTTTTCATCCACTTTCTACCGTCTATAGGTTTACCTTCAGGAATTTTTAAATGAGTCCACAAAGAATCGAACACATCAGAATCTAGTTCATTCTTGTATATGTCACTTATTAAAGTTATGCAATTGTTATTAAGATAGTCGTGTTTAATCCCTAAATATTTAATGTAATCTGTCATTACTGCCTTGGAAGCTGTCTGCCAGTACCAGGAAATCCTCCAAAATGAACTGTATTATTTCTTATTTTACAAGCAATGTAAGACTTGGAGCAATCATCGTCATCCGCACTAACAGCTACATCATTATTAGTATCTATAGGATTAGCATTTGAAGTTTTTACAGGAATAGTGTTGGGTATAGGTAAGCCTCCTGGGCCAGGATACTGACATTCTACACCTTTATATTCCCATTGGCAGGTATTTCTATAAAATTTTCTTTTAGGAAGTCTAAGTTTAAAATATTGTAACCAACTTGTTAAAGAAAATTCAGCAGCAGTTTCATTAAGCCCTGCTAATGCTGTTACCTTAAAAATGTCTTTTACGTAGGCTTCTGGATCGTAATCATCATTAACGATAAATACTTTATCACCTGTTCTTAAGATAGGGAAAGGACTGTTTAGGAATACTGTTCTACCATTATCTTCAATTTCAACAATAGTAACAGTATTAGAAGTATCAGAGTTAGCTTGTAAAGTATCTCCAACTCTATAAGGAGCTGAGTTTAACATCTCAATAGTATTACCTCTAATATAATCAACAACAGAATATTCCGGCCAGTATCTAAGATTATTAGCAAAAGTAGATTTAATTTCTACAACTCCCCCAAGAAAGTCTCTTGAGTCGTATTTAAGAGGTTTAAATGTTTCATTTAGTTTATCAGCCTCTGATTTAGTCCATGCACTATTTGGGCCTGGGTAGAAACTATCTACTACGGTCTGATCATAATGAACATTTCCAACTACAGTTCTTGGATCTAATCCATAAACTAACTCTCCATTGACAATACCTTGTGCAGAGTTAGAGGTCACATTTCCTACTAATGAAGGATTTTCGACGAACGCAGTTACAACACCATCAAAATTAGAAACTTTAATACTAATTTGATTTATTCTTCCGTCTGAGCTTGTTTCAATACCATCTACTTCTAAAGGATAAGGAAGATAGCTTTCTCCAGAAAAAGTAACATTATATTGAATATCAGAATGTATATCTCCTACAACTTCTGCTATTCTCCACGGAATATCAGGGGGCCAAGGTAGTCCTGCACCATCTGCAGCAGGGTTACCGTTTTTATTTGGAGGATACCACTCACCTGGATAATAAAAATCTATGAGCCTTACAATAGGATTTTGTTGTAATTTATAGGTCTCTCTAATGAAAGGGTTACTGGTAATAGCTGTAACAGAAGTGGTGCTAGACTGTTGAATATTGCCTAAATGTGAAAAAGACTCCATAAAGCTTTGAGAAGCTAAGTTTCCAGTTTCTCTTCTAACTTCTATTGATCCAGTCGGAATTGCATTAGCATCAAATGTAACTACCGCTCCATTAAGAGACCAATTAGTATCGTGAATATATTCTCTATTTTCAAAAATTGTTAACTCATGTGCAAATCTAGGAACTGTAGCACCAGTTAGTGTAATAGAAGCAGCGGCAGAAAAATTTTGTGTAGATACTACGTTAGACAATAAAGCATGATTACTAACTAAAGACTCTCCGATTTGATACTCTTGAAGAGTATTAGAAACTCTGACTTTAATATTATTAGTAGTGGTATCAACATTAGCAATAATACCATAGGTATTAGTTGTCACTCCAATCAGGTTGTTACCATTTACAAACGGAGAAGCGTCAGCTACTGTTAATATATAGTCATAAAGTCTAGAACTCATTAATTATAATCTTCCTGTAATGAAAGTTTAACAACGTAGAAGTTGTCAACAAGATTTGACCCTCTAGATGCTACGTGAGTAATATCTAATTTACCATCGAATCTTACTCTTACTGTACCAGATTCATTAATATGTGACAAGTCAAAAGTGAAAGTTTCAAACTCTCCTCCTCTTGCAGTATAAAAATCATCAATAGCTTGTTTTTCTACCCCAGTAACGTTAGTGTATGAGAGTCCAAATTTACGTTTTGGCCTACGTGACATTAATCGTCTTTTTTCATACCCTGCCTGAGATTCAAACTTTACTGTTTTAAATTCTTTTTCTGAAGTAGTACCGACATCAGGTTTCCTATCTCTCATATCAGAAAAACTGCCAAGAGTCTGTGCTTCTGGTACAGAAGCTCTAATCTCTAATGTTTGGGTAGCATAAGTAGGGTCAACAGAAGAATTAGAAAGGGCCTCTGGTAAATCAATACCATTTAGTCCTAAAGTGGCACTAGGATAAGTAAAAGCAGTAAAATCTTGAACAACACCAGTTATTGTCACAAGTAAAGAGTTAGCACTATTTACACTTCCAAGAGCGCCTGTAGGTAAAGAAAAAGATGTTGTTACTCCATTTAGCAAATAAGTATTAGAGGCAATAGTTGTTGCCGCAGTATTAGAATAGTGAGCGTAAAAAGTAGCAGGATAAGTTCTTGTTGTTCTAAACCGAAGGGGTAAATCAATTGTTCTAATAGTCAAATTGCTAGCATTAGGGGGAGAGAAAAAACTAATAGCATTTCCTCTAGGCTCTAAGTAATAGGTACTTACATCTTGTGTAATACCGTCTATAGTAACAAGGGCCTCTGCAACAAAATCAATAGTAGCAGCAAGCTCAAAAGTACTATCAAAACCAGTTGATTCGTAACTTACTACACCTGTCTGTGAGAATGCTGTTGCTGATACAGTTGCATCATCTGGATAAATTGCCATTTAAATTTCCTCTTATGTATTTGATCTTATTGACTTTCTAATAGGACCATTTGTGGCTAGGTCCTTTAGAACAATCTTGAGAACTGCGGATTCTGGATCGAAGGTTGAATCAGAAGCTTCCTTATCAGAACCTGAGTTTTCAATCATAACCTTTGTTGGTTTATTATTTATAGCATTTGCTTTACCAGTTGCATTAAGCATTTCAGCGGCGGGTACTCCCATTGAATCTACTGCAGACTTACGTAAAACAAACTCTCCTGGCTCTAATAGAGCAGGTACTCTATCTCTCTGTAGTCCTCCAGCGGCAAAACGATTAAAACTGCTTAATCTACCAAGGGCTCCATGAGAAGTTACCAGTCCTCCAGAGTTAATAAGTAGCCCTGACATACCGAGGTCACCAAAAGCCATAGATGGAGTAAACGCTTCAGTAAAGAAGTTACCTACACCGCTAAATAGGCCGCCGCCTGCACCGCCGCTGAAGAGGCTTCCAATACCTCCCAGTAATGAACCGAAGATGCCGCCACCGCCTCCGCCACCTCCAGCACCTCCAAAGATACCGCTGAAAATGCTTCCGATACCATCAAACACTCCTTCAAAAACGCTTGACAAACCTTTTCCTAACCCACCAAAAACACCCAGCGCCTTTGAACCAAAATCTTCTAGTCCTGAACCTAAGGAGCCAAGCATCCCTTGATTAGAGGTATCTACTTTGTCTGCAAAGTTTAGATAAGCATCTGCTGAATCTTCATACCCTGCCTCCGCATCAGCAAAGAACTGATCTTTTTCATCAAATACTTTTTCTACAATTCCAGTTGATGGGGTATCAAAATTATCAAAGAATTTAGTCCCTGCCCCTGCTAGTCCCCCAGCAGCGCCTCCAGCGGCTCCTCCTGGCGTCAATACTACTCTTTGCCTTTTTCCCTCAATAGTATCTTCAATCTTTGGGCCGCCAAGCTTAATACCTAAAAGTTTTTCAATGCCTCCAAAAACTTGTTCTTTAATAGGCTCAATGATAGCAGCTTCAAGAATTGCCATCTGCACGTCTTGGAGTATTGCCGTAATATAATCACGTAATCCATGCTTGAAGTTCTCCATAGTTAGAGTGCCTTCGTTGAAAGCTTGAACAAGAGATTTCATTCCATCTTCAAAGTTTCTGCCGAAGGATTCGGCAAAGGCTACGCCTGCCTTAACAAATACGTCTCCAGAAAGCTCTGCTTCTTTCTTTAATCTTGCAAGAGCAGCGGATGCTTCTTTCTCACTATTAATTGCCTCATTAGTTACTTCAGCAGTGGCTGCACGGGCTTCTGCAATTGCAGTTTCTGCTTCAACAGCTTTTGTTTGTACTCCAGAGTCAATAATAGATTGTTGTAATAAGTAATTTTTATAGTTAGCGTCAGTTAAATCGTCTTGTAGATCGATTTGATCGGTAAGCCCTTTCACAACTCTGTCCCTTGCATTTTCCGTTCTAGTAGTGAGTGCTAGTACTTGCTTCTCGTTTTCCAACCTTCGTCTTTCTAAACCCTCTGCACGGGTAGTACTTGTCTCAGTACCCCTTTTGGCTGCCTCGCCTCCTAGTACAAATCCAAAATCTTTTAAGAAGTTATTTAAAGCTTCGGTTAGTTCAATAGGGAAATCTTTAAAAGCTTTAATTTGATCTAAGACTGTAGCACTTTGTTCGTTAACTAATACTAATTGAGACCCTAGATTTGCCTTATCTGCTTCGATTTTTGTAGCAACTAGGTCTGCATCTATTTTTGCAATTTGTTTTTGTAGCTCTGCTTGACGTGTAAACTCTTTTTTATCTGCCTCAATAGCGGCAATTCTAGCTATTCTGTCTTTTGCTGCTTGTTTAATTGCTTCATCGTTAGAAGCAATTAAGCTGTTAAGCTCTGCCTCTCTAAAACCTATTTCAAGTTTTCTATTCCTAGCTTCTGTAAATAGAGGAGAAAGAACTCCGCTGGTGAGTGCTTTTACGTTTTCTTCATTAATTTTAGCCTGTAGTTGTACCTGTTCCTGAAAAGCATTTATCTTGTCGTTTTCAATCTTACGAAGAGTGTCCGCTTGCTTTACTTTAGCTTCCTCTAGTTTAAATAGGGCTTGTCCTGCATTTAGCTGAGTTTGTAAGTCTCTTTTTTGAATATTAAGAGAAATAGTTTCATTTTGTCTCTCTAAAGCTATAGCTTGTTTTTCATATTGTTCACTTAATTTTCTAGCTGCAAGAACTGCTTCAGCAAACTTACCAACTTGAATAGTTCTAGCAGTGTTTATCGCTTTTTCAGTTTGAAGCATTTCCGCCCGTTTGTCTGCTTCTTCGTCCTCTAATTTTCCTGACTTGAACTTTTGATTAAGCCTTTTAAGCTCTGTTTGAAACTCGGCATTGCCTAACTTAACTGTGTCATTAAGTAATTTATTATTATTTGCTTGAATTGTTTGGCTTTTTTCTGCAATGATTCCATTTTCATTTATAATACCATTTAACTTAGCAGCTGAACTAATTTGTGCGCTATAAGTTTTTCTCAAAGATTCGTTTGCTCTCAAGATTCGTGATTGTGCTTCGCCTTGCTCTTGAATTTGACCAAGTTGATTGTCTAATTCTTTTTCCTGTTGTTTGAGAGCCACAAGACGTGCGTCCTCCGCATCACCTAACGAACCAAACTCACCTATCTGATTGTCCAGTTCCGCAATTTGTTTACGAGCTACAACTTGTTGAGATAATAACTTATTTATGCTAGACGCAATTCTTTCTTCATCTAAAGATCCAGTTCTTAGTTGTTCTTGGGCAACCAAAGAGTTACTTGCAAGAGCTGCAGCCTTAAAATTAGCGGCATTTAGTTTTTCTGCAATTATTCTTCTTTGCCCCTCCAACATAATAAGCTCTTCTGTTTTGAGAATTTGTACGTCTATAACACCTAGCGTGCCTCGTAAAACTCCATCAATCTCTGTTACATTAGTAAGCTGGTCGGCTAATAAGGTCGCACTAATTCCTGTTTCAACATTAATTTCTCCAACAAGTTGATACTGACTTTTACCCCTTTGGATAAGTTCATCATAAGATTTAATAATTGTTATTAGCAGTTTTCTTTCTTCAAGAGTTTGCGCATTGGCTAGCTTTTTTGCTTGTTCTTGTTGTTGTGCTGCAAGAGCGATCTTAAACTCTGCGTCAGCCACATTACTAAGTCCTGCTACTCTCTCATCTAAAGCAGCTTTTTTGTTACTAGTGTCCTGATCAAAATTTGGAGACGTAAGTCGTACTCTATCGGGAGCGTTTTCTCTTTGGATAACTACTTGCGCTTCCATAGCGATTAATCCTTGTTCTCTTGTAACCGCATCTTGGGCTGCTTTTGCTGCTGCTTTTAAATCTGCTCTTATTTGTCCAACAAGGTCTTCTCTTGTGGTTACTACTTCATAAGTAAGACCTAAAATACTCTTTGTTCTGGAAAACTCTTTAATCTGATTTGAAAGCCCTGTTGCCGCAGCTGTTGCGTTAAAACTAGAAGCAGCAACTCCTTCAATGCCTGCTGAAGCTTTCTTAGAAGCATCATCAAGACCTAGGAAAGCTTTTCCAATCCTGGTAACTATGTCTAAGATTCCGTCAAACTTGTTTTCAAGACCAAATATTTTTAAGAAAGCAGTTCCAACTAAAGAAAGTACAGATGATAATAATATAAAGATATTAAGTAGTCTAAAAGCTCCAGTGATTAATTTACCTGTAAACGCAACAGCTTTTCCAAAAATAGCAATGGCTCCTGCTGCTGCTCTAGCCGCTCCAGTTTGGGCTTTCAACGCAGTTTTATTAGCGCTAATTAGAGCAGTATTTTGTGCAATAGAAGCATTTACTGCATCAATTTGTTTCTTTAAAGCTATATCAGAAAATCCTTTTTTCTGGTTAGCGGTTTGCTGGGCTGTTAAAGATCTAACTTTTGCTTCGTCTGTTGCCAAAGATCTTTTGACAATGTTATTTAACTCTCTAGCTTGAATAACACTAATTTCTCCTGATCGAGCAAGCTTAATTAACTCCGAACGGCGTTCTTTAAGAGGGCCAATTCCTTGTCCCAAACTTAAACTAAACTTAGTAGAAGCAGTTGTAAGACCTTTTAGTCCTTCTTCCACAGCTTTTTGGTTTGTTCCAAGACCTGTTGATAGTGTCGTCGCAAAAACTGATAATTTTTCAGTTGCAGCGCCAACTGCTGCCACAGACACTTTTTGTAATTGAGAGAAAATTAAAGTGCTTAAGATTCCAAACGCACCGACAGCTGCAGACAAGTTACCAGAAATAAAGTCAGCTAAAGGAGCTAATCCTTCCGCAAGTACAGAACCTATTTTCATAGCTAAATCTGTAATAGTTGCAGCTAACTTACTAAAAGATTGGGCAGCAGTAGCACTTGAAGTATCCACCGCCCCAAATTTGCGCTGACCTTCTTCAATAACCGCATTGACAAATGCTTGACGTTTTTCAAAGTTAGTTAAGTTAGTTGCTGACTTGTTTAATTGCGCAGCATACTTTTCTGCTGCGGGCTCAATACGAGTAAAGATACCAAGTTCGTCTAAGAGTTCTGGTTCTAGTTTAGCGGAGCCACGAACAACACGTGTGAAAGCATCGTCTAAGTTTCTTCCGAGAGCCCTAGAAGCTTTAGTAGCAACATCTGTTAATTCATTTAATTGATCTGTATTGAAGCCTGCACTCAAAGCAAGGTTAGCGGCAGAAGCAGATTCTGCAATAGAAAGCTGTCCACGAGTAATTCTTTGAATATCAGAAATAACACTATCAGCAGAAGAACCGAAAGCGGAAGAAAAAGTATTTGTACCTTGAATAATCTGATTAAACTGAGCGGCCTTTTGAAGCGCTGAAAAAGCTTGGGTAACTGCAAAGGTTGTAGCCGCAGCCCCTGCATAGGCACTAACAAGTCCTCCCAAGCCAGAGGCTTGAGATGAAAATTGTCTACCTGCCGATGCTGATGATTGTCCTAGGCGAGTTTGTGATTTTGTAACATTTTCAGTGGCCGCAGCAGTAGCCTGTGC